CTGCCCAACAGTCCCCACACCGGATCCAGCCTGCTGGCCACCGATGGCGCCGGACCGGGGTCGACCTACAGCTACACCACCGCCCTCGGCAATGCCGCTGCGGGCTACCTGTCACTGCAGATGCAGGCGTTTGGCCCCTCCACCGGGGTTACCTCGCCGCTGTGGGACGCCTACGACGCCTTCCCGGCCCCCCAGGGTGCCTATGTCAGCATCGCGACCGGGACCAGTGTCTCCATCAACCAGCCCTTCACCGTCCTGCTGGAGCCGATCAGCGTTACCGGTACCGGACCGTCCGGGGACTCCTGGTGGGTCCAGGTGCAGCACCTGACCGGATCCACCCCGACCGGGGCCCCGGTGGTGACTAATCCGCTGCCCCTGTCGCTCACGGCCGTGCCCATGGCCCTCCCATCCGCCTTCACCGGGTCCAATCAGGTCACGGTGTTCATCAGCCGGACCCTCACCAATTCGGACGGGACCCCGATCACCCTGATCCGCAGCTTCCTGGTCGCCCAGCCCCTGGTGGTGTCCAGCAGCGTCTACCAAGGCAACACCCTGGCCTACCCGGTGGCAGCCAAGTTTGACGTCGCCGGGGCCAATGGGGTGATTCCTGCCCCGGATGACTACATGGCCATCGCCCCTTCCCTGGTGCGCGACGAGACCACCCATGAGTTCAAACTGATGCTGGCCACCGCGCGCGGCAACAGCGCCTCCAGCCAGCTGGGCACCATGGCGGTGGACGTCTTCCCGCTCAAGGGCCGCCCACACACCACCGACCTGCTGGACCTCACCGCCCTGTCGACTCCAGCTCCGGTGGTTGCAGCTCCGCTGGTGATCCTGAGCACGGCGCTGGAGGATGCGGTGGCCGGTGGCCCGGTGACTCCGTTCCAGCTCCAGGCCCAGGGCGGGGTACCCCCGTACCGGTGGTTCTCCCAGACCCTCCCGCAGGGCATGTACCTGAGCCAGGACGGGATCGTGACCGGGGCCCCGGTCTCCACCGGGCTGTTCTCCATCACCATCTCGGTCCAGGACTCCCAGAGCACTCCCTTCAGCGCGGATACCCCCCTGTCGCTCTTTGTGTCCCGCTCCAACGTGGTCATTTCCGGGGGACTGGATAGTGCTGGAAACCCGGTCACCACGTTGCCCACGGTCCATGTCGGGACGTTCTACGCGGCCGGACTGCAGGCAACCCAGGGGGTCGCCCCTTACACCTGGACCCTGCTGGCGGGCAGCATGCCGCCGGGCCTGTCGCTCAACCCGTCGTCCGGCGCGATCACCGGGTGGTCCAGCACCGTATCCACCCTGGCCGCCACGGGCCAGTCCTTCACCCCGACCTTTGAGGTGACCGACGCGGTCGGCGGCACCTTCATGCTAGCCATGCCCATGACCCTGCTGCCGATGGGGTTGACCCTGGGCGCGATTGATCAATCGCTGCTGATCACCGGGGTGGACACCAAGCTGTGCGTCCCGGTGACCGGGGGCATCCCGTTCACCCATCCCTCCCCTGCCTATACCCTGACCACCTCGGCCGGGCTGCCCACCGGGGTCACCCCGATTCTGGTCAATGGCACGATCCAGCTGACCATCCCGCGCACCTATACTCCCACCCCGGCGGTCTACGGCGGCTACCCCCAGTTCTCGTTCAGCCTGACCGTTACCGACAATGCCTCCACCCCGGCTACGGTCACCCGCTCCTACACCCTGACCTTCACCCCGGCCAATTCCATGGCCACCTGGGCCGACGCCTGCTTTCCCAGCAAGATCGGCGGCCTGCTGGGGGGCGGCTACCTCAACTCCGGCGTGATCGGCGGCCCCACCAGCGGTTCTGCCGGTCCCCTGGTGGATGGGGCCGACTCGGTCAACTTCACCGGGACCAACGCCGGGGACACCGTCGCCCTGTCGATCAGCTCGGCCGTGAGCGGGGCCACCCTGGCGCAGCTGGTGCTGGACGACCCCAATAGCTCGCCGTTCCGGGTCTCTCTGCTCAGCCTGCCCCAGACCCCGCCCACCCCTCCGACCGGAGCCAACCTGGAAGTGGTCGTGCGCGCGGCGGTGACCACTTCCGCAGGGCTGACCTACGAAAAGGCGGCCCGGGAATACTCGATCGGCTCCCTGGTCTACCAGGACACCACCTACGGTTTTCAGCTGCTGGCGGTGTCGCCGCTGCCGGTGTCCCTGTACGAACCGTTCGCGTTTGACCCCCAGTTCCCGGCCAAAAACGCCTCAGCCCCGACCATCACCGGGTTCGATCAGGTGGCTCTGGCCTCGTTCACGGAGCAGCTGCCCAGCGGCGTGTCCCTGGACTCGGTCACCGGGACGCTGTACGGGGCAATCCAGGCCCCCCCGACCCGGGCCACCACCACCCTGGGCTACTATCTGGCCGGGGTGCAAATCGGCTCTGCGGTCATCACCTGGAACGTCTACGGCTCCGATCTGGTGATCACCCCCACTCCGGTGGTGCTGGATCCGGTGCTCCACACCTACCTTAGCGGCGGCATCCCGGGCGCCGCCGGGACCAACTACCCCACGACCGTGTGTGGAGAGCCCTATCTGGCCACCCTGACCGTGGCCGGGGCAACCAACCAGCAGCTGGCCAGCGGCGGCTCCCCGGCAGCCCCCCTGGTCCCGGTCGTCATCCATGGCTGCCTGCCCCTGGGTGTGACCCTGACCGTGAACCAGGGCAATTCGTTCACCAACAACCCGCCCACCCTGGTCCTGTCCGGGGCTCCCATCGAGTCCGGGGTATTCGAGCCGGTGATCCGGGTCCTGGACTCCAACCCCCTGCGTTCGGGCCTGTTCAAGGTCCGAATCGTGGTCACCGCCTCCCCTCTGCTGAACCTGGTTACCGCTTCGATTCCGGCCATGGTCTCGGGGCTGGCCTACGCCGCCACCCTGTCGGCCACCGGCGGCAACGTCCCCTACACCTGGACCAGTGCCCCTCAGGTGGGCGACACCATCCCGGCCGGGGTCTCCTCGATCACCGGTCTACCCACCGGCATCACTCTCAATGCCGCCACGGGAGTGGTCTCCGGAACCACCTCCACCAGCGGGATGACCAATCTCCCGGTCGTCTTCACGGTGACCGACGCCAACGGCACCCAGGTGCCCCGTACCCTGCTGCTCTCAGCCAATCCTTCCGGGACGCTGCACGTTTTCACTTCGGGCCTGCCCGGGGGTGTGATCGGGGGCAGCTACGAGGCTCCGCTCGAGGCCTTCGGCGGGGTCCCCAACAGCTTGGGCAACTACCTGTGGAGTTCGACCCCGACCTCCCCCGGAGGCCTCACCCTCAACCCGAACAGCGGGGTCCTGTCGGGCATCCCCAGCGCTTCCTATAGCGGCAACGTGACGGTGACGGTGACCGACTACCAGTCCCCGACCCCCAACACGGCCAGCGTGGTGCTCCCGCTCAGCATCGCCAGCTCGGGCACCCCCATCATCACCGCCACCCTGCCGGAGGGCTACCTGGGGCAGCCGTACGGATCCTCGGACACCAGCTCTGGAATCGCCACCGGCAGCTGCGGGGTGATGGCCGCGTCCCCTGCGTTCTCCTGGACCAAGGCGCATAAGCTGAACCTGGGCTCCCAGGTCTACATGGTCGTGGTCGGGGGCTTCCGCTGCCCCGTGGCTGGGGGCCAGTATGTGATCTCAGCCCGCTCGGCCCCCTCGGAGAACCCGATCTACCTCAGCCTCAGCGCGGTCAACAACGACACCCAGGCGATCGGCAGCTGGGGCACCATGCCCGGAACGGTCGACCCAACCATGACCAACCACATGCTGTCCGCTACGGCGGTCATGAACACCGGAGCCTCGAACCCGGCGGCCGCTTCCACGGAAATCGTGGTGATCGGGGGCGTGGCCAACGACCGCAATCAGACCCAGGGGCCCGGAACGCCGCTGGATCAGGCCACCTTGATGGCCTTCACCGTCGACAACAACGGCAACCCGATCCCCGCCAGCACGACCTATGGCTATCCCTACAGCGTCACGGTCAGCGGGGTCACCACCGTATCTCCGGTGTTCAACCTGAATAGCCTGACCGGGGACAACCCGGTGATCACCAAGCGCTACGGGGCCGCTGCGGTCAACCTCGGCCTTGACGCGGTCTTCATGTGCGGGGGGATCTCCCGCGCCAACCCCAGCCCAGCTACTCCGGGCATCCCCGGCCTACGCGATGACCTCACGGTGGACGGGAACGGCGAGTACCGCTCCCAGTATGCCTACCTGCTGAAGCTGACCCGGACCGTGCCGGGACAGGGCAAGCCGACCGCCGCCAGCTGGACCGCGCTGACCCCGATGCCGGTGCCCCTGGTGTTCCATCAGGCCCTCAAGCTGAACGACGGCCGAATCATGATCCTCGGCGGCCTGCGCGACCTGCAGGGGGAGTCCAGTGCCTGGACCCCAGCGGCCGACGGCCAGGGCAGCAACCTCTGCCTGATCTACAACCCGACCCTCGACCCGCTCTACCCGGGCTCCGGGGCCTCGGGGGGCTCTAACCCCTGGACCTTCGACGCTGCTCTGCCGATCCAGGCGATCGTCCCGGCCGCCTGCGTGCTGCCCAACGGACAGGTGTTCCTGGCGGCCCCCGCTACGGCGCCCTGGGCCTCCGACCCGGCCAATCAGGTGAATGGGGCCCCGCTGTCCACCAGCAACTGCATCCTGCTCTACACCCCCACCACGACCCCGGCGATTACCACGGCGGTGGGCAGCTGGGCCGTGTTCCCCACCACTCCCCTGTCCACCGGCAACAATCCGCGCAATGAGATCCCCTGGGGTGCCAGTGCCCATACCTTCGGCGCAGGACTGGTGGCGATCGCCGGGGGCGAGCTGAACCTGCGGGGTGACGGTCAGACCGTGCAGTCCCCGCTCACCCCACCCTGGAACGGGGCCTTCGACCCCAACGCCATTGGCCTGCAGGGATCCCTGTTCAATGCCGCCCTGGTCGGCAACGATGCCACCACGGGCAGTCTGGCCGTCTACTCCAATCCGGCCACCGGAAGTTACTTCTTCAGCACCAATACGGTGGCCCAGGCCGGGGTATTCCTGACCGCCTCCGGAGGGGTGCCCCCGTATCACAGCTGGGGCGTCACCCCGGCGCTGCCGACCGGCATGAGCCTGGACCCGGATACCGGGGAACTGACCGGACTGCCGGTGGTGGCCACCCCTCCCGGGCAGGCCTACACCTTCACCGTCACCGACTCCCGCACCCCCCTGGCCGCCCAGCGTTCCCAGGCGTTCATGCTCCAGGTGCTGGATCCGACCGCTCCGATCTGGACTTCGGCCCCCGGGGCGATTGCGGGACCGGTGGGTGGCGTGGCCTTCGTCCAGGGCCCGTACGGCTCCCCGACCCCGATCTCGGTCCAGCTCCTGGCACACAGCAACACCTACACCTCCTCAGGCGGAGTGGATACTCTGACCGGCACGGTCAACCTGACCGACTTCCAGTCCTCCCTCTACTGTAACGTGGTGCAGGGGGCAACGGCCCTGTTCACGGCCGGGATCGGGGTCACCGCGCAAGGCCTGATCAGCGGGGTTCCCACCCTGGCCGGGGTCTACAACTTCACCGTGCGAGCCTACAACACCACCCTTAATGCTGAGCACGTCACCCCGGCCACGGTTGACCTGCCCCTGACCCTTACCGTCTACGGCAACCTGCAGATCACGGCCTATGGCACCTGGGGCTCCAGCAGCCCGACCACCGTCACCTGCCCCCCGGCCTACGCTCCCAACCTGCCCGGATCCCAGACCGCCACCACCCCAGCCACTTCGGTCATGCCCCAGGCCTACCTGGGCTCCCCCTACTACGTCAACCTGTCGGTGCATAACGGCACCGCGCCCTACACCTGGACCGCGACCGGCCTGGCCGGGGACGTCACCTCGGGCGGGATCAGCTTCGTCGCGGGAGAGTCGATCACCTCGCAACTCACCGTCGTCGGGTCCCAGTTCGCGACCCTGCTCTGCCGTTCGGCGGTTGGCCCGGTTTCGGGACTCACCAGCGCCACGATCACCCCGACCGTCACGGTGACCGACGCCAAGGGCCTGATCCAGAAGGCGGTGCTGTCCATCACGGTGGGTGCCAACGCCATCCAGGCCACCCCCGTGCTGCCCCCGGCCACCGTCGATGTCCCTTACAGCCAAGTGATCTCCCTCTCGGGCGGCTACATCGGCACCGGCACCTACCACCTGTCGGGGCCCTACACCAATCTCCCGGCGGGAATGAGCCTGGTCATGGTCAGTGGCGTGCTCACATTGTCCGGGACCCCGGCCTATGGTTCCCAGGGTGCCCCCACCATCTACTTCAGCATCACCGATGATGCCACCCCGACCGCCAGCACCGTCACCTGCTTCACCCAGCTCCCCATCAACCTGGGGTCGTTCGCCTGGAAGTCGGGACCCCAGCTGAACGTGTCCGGATTGTGGCCGGAGCCGCTGGACTTCCTCACCTCCTTCCTGCCCCTGGCGATCGCCTGGGACCGCTTCCACTCGGCGGGCTACGGCAATTCCGGAGTTCACGCCCAGGACCAGCAGCCCTGGATCGCGGAGGTGACCGGAACCTTCCAGACCAACCATCCGTCCCTGTCGTTCGGGGCGCTGGGGGACTACGGGGCCACGGTCACCGCCACCCTGATCCAGGCCCCCACTCCAGGGGTGTCCAGCACCGCCATCTTCGCCGTCACCGTGGCCGGGGCACTGAACCTGACCAATACCGGAGCCTTCTACCTCCCCTGCACCCTGATTGACGGGGCCGGGGTGGCCGAGGCCGGACAGCTGGGCGGCTACTTCCGGGCTACCGGGCCGGGCAACGGCTCGTTCCCCGGGGAGAACCCGGGCTTTGTCACCCCGAGCGGGGTGCTGAGCCCCTCGACCTACGGCACCTACCCCTCAGCCATCTATATCCCGGTCCTGGACGGGGTCATGGCTCAGCTCAATTTCGTCAGCACCATCGGCTCCCCGGTCTATGAGCCGTACGGCCCGGGCTACAACAACATCTTCACCAACAACTTCGCCACCACCCCGGCCATCCTGGAAGCCGCCCTGGCGGCTCCCGCCCCGGGCAGCCTAACCGGGGGCAGCGCCAGCTGGCAGAGTGGTTGCGCCAGCTGGACCTTCGATTCGGGCGTGGGGGACACTTACTACCACAACCTGTACATGACCTTTTCCGGGGTGCTCCCGGCCATGACCACCGGGGTGCAGCCTGCAGGCTGGATCCTGCGCGAGCGCGGCTGGCAGGTGGAGACGGTCCCGGCGGGAGGGTTCGTCACCGCCATGTCCTTCTACGACGCCGACGACCCCACCCAGGTCAACGGAGTCTCGGCCAACCGCCATCCGGTCTTCCTGGTGCCCTACTTTGGCAACTACTACTCCGGCAACGGGCTGGCGGTCACCCCCAGCACCCCCACCCTGGGCGGGGCGAACGGCCAGACCGTGTCCAATGCGACGGTGACGGTAACCCTGCCCAAGCCGCTCAATCCAGGCCAGACCTTGGCGGGGATGACCCTGATTCCCACCTCGGCCGCCGGGGGCGGAGCCTCCGGCCTCAACAACAGCCCGGTCAACCTGCTGGCCGCTACCACCATGACTGCCAGCACCAATGCCTACGGCCAGATCACCGGGTTCGTGATCACCATCCCGCTTTCGGCCGCCAGCCAGAATCCGGCTAGCGGCGGGCAGGGTCAGGTCGTCCCCGGCACCAGCTACAACTTCGGCTTCACCATCACCGAGCAGCTGACCTACCTGAATACCTATGGCATGGTGACCAACGGCACCGTCACCATCTGCGCCGGGGCCTGCGTCATCAACGTTCCGGATGACTCGGTGGGGCCGGTGGTCAGCTCGGCGGTGATCTCAGCCGCCAGCGGCGGGATTTCCTACTACTCGTCCTACCTGAACCAGACCCTGTTCATGGGAACCGTGCAGGTGACCTTCTACGCTACCGACCCGGAAGGGATCAACCCGACCGCCACCCTGACCTTCCCCGGGGTGATGACCCAGTCGGTCACTTCCAGCAGCACCGATCCATGGGTGCTCACGGTCACTCCCGCCCTCCCCTTCAACGGCAACCCGCAGCAGGTGACCCTGCTGGTAGGCAACAACGACGCCCATGGGTCCCGGGGCAGCACCGTCAATGTGACCACCGCGAACGGGGGGCTGGTCGCCATCTACACCAGCCCAGCCTACCGAAGCTTCGTCATCCCGGCCACCACGAGCGCGGGCACCCCCACCCCGGTGACCTGGCAGATCCCCCTGCCTCCCGCGTTCGTCAGCTCCATCACCCTGACCCACTCGAGCACCTACTCGGCGGCGCGGAACGGCACCATCACCCTGGCCTCCATCCCGGGGCCGGGCGCGTCGGTCACCATCAACGGGGTGCAGATCACCAACACCGGGGACACGCTCCTGACGGTCACCGTCCTGTCCGGGAACGGGGCCTCATGGCTGTTCGGCCCGGTGCTGGGAATCCCGTCCACCACCTACGGGAGCACCTACACCGTCACCGATCCGAACGTCTTCACCTGCCGGGTGATCACCCCCCTGGGCTACTACGACGCCCCTCAGGTGAGCGTCGGCGTCGTGTATACGGTCTATCACACGTCCACCGGTAGCTGAGGGGCCCATGACCCATCCCTCCTACGCCCGCATCGGCCCGCCGTTCGCTTTCCAGGGCACCCTGACCGACACCCAACAGACCGCGTTCCAGACCTGGGACGCGGTCAACCGGGGCCAGTTCCCGGCCATCTCCCGCTTCCGCCAGATCCAGGCCCAGCAGCTGCGCAAGGCGGCTGGACTGCTGGAGGCCTTCTACGCTTCGGCAGCCCACCCCGGCGCGGCGGCTCCGCTGTCGCCTTCATTCCAGAAGGATACCTGGCAGCCAGACCCGGGCGGCCACTTCCTGCCAACCCAACGCGACGACCACCTGCCCGGCGTGGTGGTCGGCACCATCCTGGATCGGTACCAGGAGCAGCTGGGGGCCCTGGGTGAGGGGGCGTTCCGGCTGAACTACCTGCGCACCCAGATCGAGGGGCTGGAGGACGAGGCCCAGGACGCCGCAGAGGCCCCGGCCTTCATCGCCGCCCAGATGACCCAGCTCGATCAGCTAGCCACCCAGGCCCACTATGCCGGGGTCATGATCGCCACGACCGCCGCCAGCCTGTTCATGGGCCAGCCGAGATACCGGGCCCACCCGCTCGACCCGCCCACTCCATGGGAACGGCTGAACGCCGGGGAACTGCTTGCATAGCCTAGGATGAGGGCCGAAACCTTGTCCTATGACCTCCTGACCACCCCGGCTGCCTGCGACCATCATGTCGCCCGTGAGCGCATGGCCTTCCAGCCTGACCGCCGGACCCTGGTCTCTCTAATCACCTCGGGTCAGGCCATGGCCCGGCCGGTCAATGGGGCTGCCACCGTGACGCTCTACATCAACGACGTGGCGGTGCCGCGAACCCACGCGATGCTGGGGTGGTCGGTCCAGCCCGACCCCAACGCGGCCCCGGGCCAGCGCTGGTTCATGATCGTGTTCAACCGGGCCCAGCTGGTCAATACCTGGGTGATCGAGGTCGGCTACGTCACGGCGGCCCCCTACTGCCTTAAATGTGGGGGGACCAATCTGGTGGCCGACTATCAGCTCAGCTCCTCCGGTTCTTGGCGCCGGGTGCACGGCCTGTCCAAGCTGATTCAGCGCTGCCTGAAGCTGGTGTTGACGTCCGTCTGTCCGTTCTACCCGGCCCTGGTCTGCAGCCTGCGCAACCAGATCGGCAAGAAGGGCGGCAGCCACTTCACCTCCTCGGATGCTGCCTACTCGGTGTCCACGGTGCTGGCCAACCTAAAAACCATCCAGACCGCCCAGGCCCAGTTCCAGACCCTGAGCCCGGATGAGGTCCTGGCCAGTGTGGGGTCGGTTACCGCCAGCGCGGACCCCAACGACCCCCGGGTGGTGGGGGTATCCGTAGCCCTCACCGCCCGCTCCGGGGCCAAGCAGACCCTTGACCTGGGGTTGACCAAGCGTTCTTCTTAGGAATCCGCCGATGTCCCTGACCTACAGCTTGCTAACCCCCTCCCTGCTCCTGCCGGTGCTGCCCCAGGGTGGAACCATCTCGGTCAATGCCGCCAGCCTGCCACTGACCGTGCGGGCGGACGTCAACACCGGCGTCGTGATGGCCTCGATCGTCGAGACCGGCGAGGTGTTCCCCCTGACCGCTTACACCCAGGTCACCTCCGGGGGGGTGACGCAGGGGCAGTTCACGGGCAACCTGCCCCTGCCAGGGCTTGCCGGGACCTACACCCTCACCCTGGCCGCCCAGGATGCGCCGGTCGGCCCCAGTCTGGCCTCGCCGCTGTTCTCCGCCAGCGTGATCGTCGCCAGCATGGCCGACCTGGCAGTGGCCTACCCCCCGGCTTCGGTTTCGGTGCTGCAGCTGTACGACCGGATCCGGATCCAGTGGGCCAACGTCAACACCCCCGGCTTCCTCGGGGTTCAGGTGCAGACCTCGACCGACAGCTCGGGGGTTTCGGTGCCCTACACCCAGTTCGGCGGACTGGTACCCAACAACAACACCTCCAGCCAGACTTCGGTGTTGGCCAGCAGCAGCAGCACCCAGCAGTCCAGCCTCAATCCCGACAGCACCTCGACTAAGACCCTCACCGTCCAGCAGACCCTGCAGCTGGTGACCTACTCCTCGGTCGATATCCTCTACAGCCAGATCAACGCCGATCAGTTCTTTGTCCTGGTCGCAACTGTGGTGCAAGACCCCAACACCCATCAGGTCTACCAGTCGGCGGCGGCCGGTCCGTTCACCTGTTCGTTCGTCAACCTGGGGCAGGTCTCCCCGGCTGATTTTCCCCCCACCACCCAGCCGGAGCAGATCGCCGGGGACATCATCACCCTGGTCGCCCAGGAATACGGCGGCCTGGACCAGTCGCCCCGGTCCGAAACCCGTGACCTGCAGGTGGACCCGTTTTCCCTGGAATTGGCCAACGCCACCATCCGCAGCTGGTTCACCCGGGCCAGCGCCAGCCTATCCGCGCTGTGCCAGATCGACGACGCCAACGGCGACGGGGTGTCCGACCCGGCTGCCACCAGTCAGGTCAAGCAGGCGATCGCCAAGGCGTTCCGGGTCACGGATACCCAGGTCCAGACCCTGATCGACAATCAGTTCGACGTCCATGCGGAGCGGGCGGGCATTCCCCGCAAGGGGCCCCAGGCCGCCATCATCCCGGTCACCTTCTACAGCATGACCGCGCCCCAGGTCAGAATCAGCGAGGCGCTGGCCTCGATCGTCGCCAGTGTGCCCGATGCCAGCACCGCCAGTGTCACCTATCAGTCCCTGGCCTCCGGCCTGATCGATCCGGCCAACCTGAACGCATACTGGATCCCCGAGCTGAGCGGCTGGGGCTTCACGGTGGACTGCCAGGCCACCTCGGCCGGGTCGAGTGGCAATGTCGGGGCCGGAACCATCCGCACCGTGGTCAGCGGGCTCAGCTCGCCGATGCTATGCACCAACCTGACCACCGCCACCGTGCCCGGCCAGGACCAGGAGAGCAATGCAGCCCTGGCGGCCCGGATCCGGATCCGGCAGATCACCGGCATTGACTCCGGCACCGCCGGGGGGTATTACGGTACCGCTATGGCCTCAGCCGGAGTGATCGCCGCCCAGGTGGTCCAGGCGGGTGACCTGGAGATGCTGCGCGACTGGGATCCGCTGCGCCAGCGGCATACCTACGGCTGCGTCGACATCTACACCCGGGGCGGCAACTTCAGTCAGGTCACCCAGGCCACCCCCTACCTGCTGGCCACCGGTGGCAGTCTGGGGGTGGTAGGCACCTATGTCACCCTCAGTTTCGCCGGGCTGTCGGGAGCCCGGATCAAGTTCACCGTCCCCACCGGGATCACCGACGATGTGGCCGCGATCGAGGAGGTCTGGCTGGACCGAACCGGCGGGGTCTACCTCGGGGTCACCACCGCCGCCTGGGACCCCCAAACCGGGGCGCTCTACCTGAACCCCAACGACCTGTCCTACAGCTACAACACGGATGGCAGCACCACCCCAGGCGCCGCCAACTCCGCATGGCTCACCGGGCTGACCGGAGTGACGGTTTCCGCCCTGCTGCGCACCTGGTCCCCGCTCCAGGTGACCCCGTCCCAGGAGCCGGTGCAGGCCGTGATCTCGGTGGTCGGCAATGGCAGCACCGGGGCCCTGCCCACCGCCTCGGTCATCCTGGACAAGACCGCCAGCGACCCGCTGCTCACCGGCAACAGCCCGTCCGCCGGGGACGTCATTCGCGCCTTGAATGGCAAGGTCACCGTCAACACCCAGCTGACCTGGGCCACCAACGGGCTGCTGGTGCTGGACCTGGGCGAAGGGGTCTACGTCCCCACCCTGCAGGTCGACCCCAACACCGACATTCCGGCCCCGGGCAACATCACCTCCGTCCGCCCCCTGAACGGGGCCAGCATCTACCAGTTCGGGATCGACTACACCCTGGTCATTCTGGGCCCCTACAACCACTTCGGCATCTCCCGCCCGACCGGATCCGCCATTCCGCTCGACACCGCCGTCAACGTGTCCTACCAGTCCTACCAGCTGGTCGAGCACCTGACCCTGCAGGCGGACAGCCTTACCCTGACCGGGTCGGCGGCGGTTCCGCTCAGCTTCCCTGGCTTCGTACAGGACGTCCACATCCCCGTCAGCCATGGCCAAACCGCCCTGACCCAGGACGCGGATCTGATCGCCGCCCAGGTGACCTACCTGAAGCGCTACCTCAAGGTCTACACCACCAATCCCAGCACGGGCGGCATTACCGTCTACCTGGAAGGGTCCGACTACACCCTTCGCACCGACCCCGTGCTCGGTCCGGTGTTGAGCAAGTTCGTCTCCGGCACCAGCAGCCCCAGCCGGATCGCTGATAGCACGGTGCTGAGCGTCAGCTACTACACCGCCGAGGTGTTCACCGCCGCCTACACCTACCCGGAGTTCCTGACCCAGGTGGTTACCGACATCGGCAAAACCAAGCACGGCGGGGCCGACACCCTGGTCAAAGCAATGACTGCCAATCAGGTGGATATGGCCTTGACCGTGACCCTGGCCAATAGCCCGAACGCCACCGCTGCGATCATGGATCCTCAGCTGCGTACCGCCATCTCGTTGGCGATCTCCATGGCCTCAGGCCAGCTCAGCCAGTCGGACGTGGTCTACCTGGTCCGCGCCCTGACCGGGGTGGTCTCGATTGACCTGCCGCTGGATCGGTTTGCCAAGGCGGATGGCTCCTACGTGATCGGTGAGGTGATTCCGACCGGCACTGCCTGGGTCTCCCCCAGCAGCCTGAACCTGCCGACCAGCCTGTTCCCGGTCCAGGCCTCCAGCTGGGTGACCCAGGATCCGGTGCTGGCTTACAGCACCCGACCATCCGGTGCCGGTCCGGATACGTTCGCGGGGCTGCTCTACCAGGGCCAGAGCTACCGCCGCTGCTTCTCGCTGACAGAATTCTCGGCCGCCAGCGATCTGGCCTTCTACCTGATCGGGGTGAACGATCAGGTCAGTCCGACCACTCCGGTGGCCAGCCAGCACTACGGCAAGGTGCTACTGAACGTGCCCGGGGTGGCCACCTCCCCGACCGCGCTGCCGTACTGGGTCACCTATCAGGTCTACGGCGAGGCCTCCGCCCAGGACATCGGCATGAGCCCGTTGGAGTATCTGCTCCCCGGGCAGGTCACCATCACCTATCAGATCGAGGGGAATTAAAATGACCCTGCAGCCGGACAGTGGCTACCTGAAGTCCCGGGCCGAGCTGATCAACTACGAGCTGGCCGCGTTCGCCGCGCTCCTGGCCGGGGTCCCCGACTGCTACCGGGACGGGGGAGACAATACCGCCTGGGGCTTCTTGCTGCATGCCCTGGCCCGCAAGGTGGGCGCCCTGGACTACCTGGACCAGTACGCCCTGATCTCGCGCAACCCGGCCCTGCTGACCCCGCCCGACCTGCTGCGCCAATACGGCAGCCTGCTGCCCCTGGGCCAGGACTACCCCAGCTCCGGCCAGTTCGACCAGGACTTCAAGACCATGGTGCTGCGGATGCTGAAGGCCTACCAGCATGGGGCCCGGATCGCCGCGTTTCCGGCCCTGATCGAGGCCTTCACCGGGGCCGATCCGTCCACCTTCACCGTCACCGAAATGTACACCCTGATCGGTACCCCGGGGGTGGATGTCTCCTACCGGAACACCATTCGGATCCAGGTACCGATCGGCGGATCCAGCACCGGCAGCAGCGCCTTCACCTCCAGCCCACACCTGATCCAGGACGTCTATCAGGCGATCGCGGCGACCAAGGCGGCCCATATCGGGGTCGAGCTGATCGGGGTGTTCCCCGGCTCCGAGCAGATTACCCCGAGGATCCAGGGCATTCAGGACCCGTTCGCCCTGGTCATGGCCATGACCGACGGCGCTGATTCGGATCCGGCCCTGAGTCTGGCCCCGTACGACTCGACCGCTGCCACGGTGCTGTCCCCCGGTCCCCTGCTGGACCTGACCTACCAGTGGTTCAAGAACGGCGTGGCGATCCCGGGCGCGGTCAGTGCCGAGCTGAATCTGGTCGCCGAGCTGGACACCGACGACCTGAGCGCGACCGATATCTACTACGTGCAGATCACCGACCCGGTGCTGGGCTCGGTCTGGTCGCAGCAGATCCCACTGCAGGTGACGGCCCTGGATCAGGACCTACCCCTGCCGCTCCCGGCCCAGGCCCCGGTGCAGATCGCGACCGGGCTGCACTGACCGGTTGTTGTCAACGCGTTCCGGCGAATGACTTCCTGGCCCATGGATAGGCGACCGTGTCGCTTATCCCGAGGAGCTTCGCATGACTCTCACCTACGCCCTGTCCGCCCGTCAGACTGAGCTGAACGACTACGCCGGGCAGTTCGGCGCAGCGGCCCAGCTCGCCATCTTCAGCGGCACCATGCCCGCCACCGCCGACACCGCGTACAGCGGCAACGCGATCCTGGGCAACCTGCCGTTCTCCGCCACCCCGTTCGGCACCGCCACCGCCGCCACCCCCTCCGTGATCACCGCCAACGCGCTGACTCAGGAGAACGCGCTGGCCACCGGCACCGCCAGCTTCTTCCGCTGCTTCTCCCAGGGCACCGCTGGCATCACCGGGTCCAGCTTCGTGGTCGGCAATACCTACATGATCCAGACGATGGGCACCTCGACTGCCGCCAACTGGGAGAGCATCGGCCTGCAGGGCACCACGGCGGCCGTTGGCAACATGTTCATCGCCACGGCGACCACCCTGACCGGCACCGGCACCGCGTACTTGATGAACGTGCTGGAGCAGGGGGTCATCTCCACCAGCGGCGCGGACCTGAACTTGAACACTGTATCAATAGTCGCGGCTGGACCCATTGCGGTGACTAGTTTCACGAGGCAAATGTAACATTCATTAAGAATGTTGCAACAAACGCCTTCTTCGCCGATAACCGATGAGATACCTATAGCCCGGTCGCCATTCGTGGTTGCCGGGCTATCGAATGTGTAGGGGTTTTTCCGTGCACGAGTGGAAGTCAGGGATCTACCAGATCAGGAACCTCGTGACCGGCAAGGTCTACGTGGGCTCCTCCAAAAACATACGGCTCAGGTGGTATGTCCACGCTCACGAGCTGAAGAAGAACAAGCACCACTCGGTGCTGCTCCAGCGGGCCTACAACAAATACGGCAAGGACGCGTTCGTCTATGAGATTCTCACCCACTGCCCACCGGTCAAAGACATCCTGGAGTTCTTCGAGCAGCATCACCTGGACGCCACGCGCTGCTGGAACCCCGCCCATGGCTACAACATCCTGCGGCTGGCAAACTTCCCAGTGCGGCTACCTGATCACCGACGAGGTCAGAAAGAAGAAGTCCCTGGCGATGATGGGGAAGCAGAACTCCCTCGGAGTGAACCCTGGGGTTGAAACCAGGGCTCTCATGTCGAAATCCCACATGGGGAACGCCGACGGGTTTCAGAAGGGGGCAGCTCCCGCGAACAAGGGCCTCCCCTCCCCTTTCCGGGGTAAGCTCCACCCAAACAGCCCCCTGACGGAAGAGGACGTAGCCTTCATTCTGGCTAGCCCCCTGTCGGGGGCAGAACTGGCTGATAGATACGGGGTCGGCAGGAAGACCATCTACCGGGTGAGGGACAGTCAGGTGTTGGCGCACCTAGGCCCCGACCCTACCGGGCCCCAACCCGACCGCCGTAGCCGACCTGCCTCCCGGGCCCTGACCGAGGCCGACATCGACGCCATCCTCGCCAGCCCTCTCCCCCAGAAGGACCTGGCCGCCCACTATGGCGTGAACCGGCTGACCATCAACCGGGCCCTCAAGCGCCGCTCCGCCCTCCAGGCCACCGCCTAACCCCAAACCCACCTCCCCAGCTACCCGGTTTCGTCAGCTTGTTCACCCACTGCTGAACAGGGCCTCCGCCTAGCCCAAACCCACCTCCCCCAGCTACCCCTCCCAGGGTAGAGGCCTGCGTCTCGACCTCGGTCCGCCGTTCACCTATCCCCGCTAAGCGGGTCTTTCTCCGAGGCACATCGTGGCCCAACAATTCGCCAATGGCGCGGCTACCACCCTGTCCAGCCCTGCCCTGTCGACCGATACGGTGCTGAACGTGGTAGCCACCACGAACTTCCCGACGCTGGGGGCCGGAGACTGGGTCTACCTGACCTTGGCTACCCCAACCACCCCCGAAACGGCCCGGGAGATCGTCAAGGTCACCAGCTGGACCGGCACGGCGGTGACCTGCGTGCGCGGCCAGGACGGCACCACGGCCCAGGCCTGGGCTGCCGCCTCGCGGGCCGAGCTGCGCTCCGTCGCTCAGATGCTCCGGGACATGACCAACAGCTTCGCCGTGGCCCTGGCCAGCGGGGCCATCAACCTGGGCCTGGGCACCTGCTTCAGCCTCACAGTGACCGCCGCTACCACCTTTTCGGTGACCAACGTCCCGGCCACCGGACTGCTCGGGGGCTTCGTGCTGGACCTGACCAACGGCGGCGCCTACGCGCTGACCTGGTGGGGAGTCAAGTGGGCCGCCGGGACTGCGCCGACCCTGACCACGTCCGGGCGTGATGTGCTTGGCTTCATCACCCACGACGGGGGCGTGACCTGGAGCGGGTTCGTGCTGGGAAAGGCGATGGCGTAGATGAACGTCCTGGATATACTCCTGGCGGCAGCTGGGGCGGGCCCTACCCCGGCCGGAACCACCTGGGTGAGCCAGCCGGGACTGGCAACGGCGGTGGGTACCCCCACCATCTACAGTGTCTGCTGGAACGGCTCGATTTTCGTCGCGGCGGGGTATGCCTTCGCCACCAGCCCCGACGGCGTTACCTGGACCTCCCGGACGCTCCCGACCGCGTTTAGTGGCGGGGGGTGGGCGCGCTCCGTCTGTTGGAGCGGCTCCCAATTCGTCGCAGTGGGGGTTAATGCCCTGTTCCAGGGTGCCTGCGCCACCAGCCCCGACGGGATCACCTGGACCGCTCAGGCGGGATTCACGACGGTGTTCTCGGGCCAAGCGAACTCCGTCTGCTGGACCGGAACCCAACTGGTCGCGGTAGGGCAGTCGGGCAAGTGTGCCACCAGCCCTGATGGGGTCACCTGGACCGCCCAGGCGGGATTCACCACGGCGCACGGGTCCAGTAACGTGGACGCCATTTGCTGGAACGGCTCGATTTTAGTCGCGGTCTCGCAGCAGGGGCCCGATGTCTGCGTCACCAGCCCCGACGGCGTTACCTGGACCGCTCGACCCTCGTTTGCGACCAATTTCACCGAGAACGGCGGCGGCTGCGGCATCTGCTGGGGTAACTCTGAGTTTGTTGCGGTAGGGGGTGATGAGCCCTGCGGGTGCGCCACCAGCCCCGACGGAATCACCTGGACTGCCCGTGCGGGATTCGCCACCGCCTTCGGGGCCGGATACGACCCGTACTCCATCTGTTGGGATGGGGTTCAATTCGTGGCAGTCGGGGGTGCCTGTGCCACCAGCCCTGACGGGATCACCTGGACCGGTCACGCGGGATTCACGCCGATATTCACAGGCCAAGCGTACTCCGTCTGCTGGACCGGAACCCAACTGGTCGCGGTAGGGGGCGGCGCCGTTGCTGCCACCTCAAGCCACTAGGAGCCACCATGCTGATCAACCTCACAACTCAGGAACGCGTCTGGGATCACGACTTCCTCCCCTTGTTCCCGGACGTGTCCTTTCCGACCCCCCTGACTGACTCTGCCCTCGCTCCGTTCGGGTACGCCACCCTGACCTACCCCCCACCGCCCACTCCCACGGCCAACCAACTCGTGGCCGACACCGGAACCCAGGCCCCGATTGATGGGGTTTGGACCGTGACCTACGCGGTGACGGCGATGACGGCGGACCAGATCGCCCAGGCCGCCGTCCAAGCCCAGCAGCAGGTGGTCGCGGCGGTCCAGGCCTTCATGGACCAGACCGCCCAATCCCGCAACTACGACAGTCTGCTGAGCCTCTGCACCTACGCCACCTCCAGTAACCCTACCTTCCAGAAGGAGGGGCAGGCGGGGGGTCGTCTGGCGCGACGCGGTGTGGACCTTCTGCTACGCCCTGCTGGCCCAAGTGGACGCAGGCAGTGCCCCCTCCCCCACGGTGGCCGGGATCCTGGCTCAGCTGCCCGCGATTGGCTGGTAGCGTTCCCGGTGGGGCGATTGTGGTCCAGGTCGACTGGATGCCTACCTCCACCCAAATAGGAGGTGCCAGTGACGTTCACCGGGGTCGGAGATTTGGGTTCCCAGCCCCTGGATGGCCAGGCCCTGGGCAGCTCCATGAACTACGGCCTCGGCGGCCCCGTCGGGCCCACCCTCCGGTCCTTCTATCAGGCCTCCCCTGCGACGGTTAAGTCCGGAATCTCGGTGGTGGCGGGCGACCTGATCGTGGTCGGCTACGTCAACGGAACCAGCTCCGCCTTTGCCCCCACCTGCAGTGACAGCAGCGGCAACGTCTACACCGTGGGCCCCCTGGCACTGGTCCCGGGCGGTGGTTCTGGCATGGCGGTGCTCTACGCCCTGGCCACCGTGACCAACCCCAGCCTGACCGTCACGGTTCAGCCCAATGCCTACTCGGCGGCGGGTATCGGTGGGGGTAGCCTCTCGGTCGCCGTGGTCTACGGGGCCCTGGGCATCCCGGATAGCCCGATGCAGGGGATGGTGGACGCTACCCCCAGCACGTCCCACACCTCGGGCACGGTCACGCTCGGGTCCAACGGCGATCTGGTCCTGGTGCTGTGGGGTGACGTGGGCTCCGGTCAGGCCCATACCCCGGGCTCCGGCTTCACGGCCCTCCTGCAGGCCAATGGGAGCGGTTTCGACAACTACGCCACGACCACCAGCGGCGCGATCTCCGAGACGGTCACCACGGCCACGGCCTGCCAGATGTCCTCCATCATCCTGGCCTTCCCCGGCGCCGGGCTGAACTCTGCCAGCTCGGCCGGAGTTGTGGGCCTCCAGGGGTCTGCGGTTGGCGCCCCCCGGGTCACCGGCACCTCCTCCGGGGTCCTGGGTCCGATCGGCACCTGTCTGGTCTATGTGCGCAGCAGCTACCAGAGCACCACCACCTCCGTGTCCGGCGTGGCGGTGCAGGCGGGCGATTTGATCGTCCTGGGCTGGGCCAGCAATGTGACCTCCGCCCTGGCGTCCATCACCGCCACCGATACGGCCGGGAACACCTATGCACTGGCCTATAAAGAGGAGTATAATGAGGACGGCGGGGCCGCTGTCCTATACGCCCGGGCCCTGACCACCGCCACCTTGACCATCACGGTCACCCCTTCGGTCTCGGGGACCACCACCAACCTCTTTGTGCTGGACATCGTGGGCGCGGTCGCCACGACTGAGGGGCTTAACTGGGCTATCGCCACGCCGAGTAGGAACTTCTTGGCCATCGGGCTGGCCGCCTGCCCCCCAGGCCCCGTCCTGGCGGTAAGCCTGTTCAGCCAGTACACGGCCAGCAACTCCCGCACGGCCCCTCCGGGGTGGACCCAGTGGCAGAACGTCAATGCCTGCGGCTTTGACACCCAATACTCCCTTAACGGCTCGGCGGTCGCCGGGACCGTAACCCTCACGCAGCTATGCAACCCCGCCGCCATCTTCCTGGGCTTCCCCGGCACCATCGCCGGGGGCAGCGCCATAAAAACCCCCCCCTACGGGGTACTGGCCCCGATATCAGTCAGCGCGGGAGTCGTTACCCCGGCCGGGTCCTCCGGGGGTTCGCTAGCTCTCGCGGGGGCGGTCCAGGGCATCGTCACCCTGGCCAACCCCCCGGTGGTCAAGGCCAGCTACCAGAACGATACCGGAAACAGCCTCGCCTCCATTCCCCTCCTGCTCGGGGACTTCATCGTCGTAGGGTTCGTCAATGGCAGCAGCGCGTTCACCGCCAGCTGCACCGACTCCCTGGGCAACGCCTACACCCAGGCCGGATCTGCCATGAATACGGTCGGCGGTTTCGGCGGCCAGGTATTCACCGCCCGGGCCGCCAGTGCCGGTACGGCGACGATCACGGTCACCCCCAGTCTGTCGGCCAGCCCAGCCATCTTCGTTCTGGTCTGCACCGGGGGCACCCTGGACGGCAGCTCGGTGACGATGAACGAGGTCACCAACCAGTCCGCCCACACCACCGGCAGCCACACCAACTCCGCCTACGCCGATCTGGTGCTGTCGTTCTGGATGCAGTGGGCCACCACCGCCACCCGTACCCCGTCCGGGGGCTGGGTCAAGCAGCAGGACTACTACAGCAACGGGTTCGACACCCTGTCCACCATCGGGTCCGGATTGACCGTCGCCGAGGCGATGACGTCCAGCTTCAGCTGCACCATGTCCAACATCACCCTGGCCCTGGGTGGACCTCCGCTGGTCCTGGCCGCGAGCGCCGCCCCCCTAGGGATCCAAGGGGGTGTCAGCGCCTTGGCCTACCCGATCGGAACGGCGGCCGGGACGCTCCCTCTGGGTGGTCTAAGCCAGGGTGCCCAGGGCGTGGCTGGGAGCTTCTCGGCCGAACCGGCGCTACCCCTGACCGGGAGTGGGCTGGCAGCCTCCGGCAACGGGGGTAGCTCGGCCGGGGTGCTGACCCTCGCCGGAACCGCCGCAGCGGTCCATGGCGTGTCCGGAAGTTCAGCGGCCAGCCTAGCCCTCGCCGGGGCCATGATCGGGAAACAGGGGGAGGCGGGTAGTTCCCATGGCGCATCACTCCCCCTCACCGGTCAAATCGTCGCCTTCCGGGTCGGGCAGGCCTTCAGCTCCGGGCCGCTGGTCCTGGCCGGTGCCGCAGCCTTGAACGTCAATCCGGCCGGGAGCTTGGCCCCGGGGCTGCTGGGTCCCGTCATCGGGAACGCTGCGGGCAACGTGATCAATTTTGCCGGTAGCAGCTCGGCCTCCCTACCCCTCAGTGGCCAGGCCTTCGTGGTGCCCTTCGTCGCGTACTCCCCCAACGGAGTGCTGGCCGTCACCGGACAGGCGCAGGCGGTATCAGGGGTGTCCGGGTCCTCCCAGTCCGTGACCCCCATCCTCCTGGGGGCCATAGCCTGCCTGCACTACCCGGTGACCGACCTCACCAGCAATCTGGTGGTGACCCAGCAGCCGATGAGCCGCTCGGTCTACGTCGGCCAGCCAGTCACCCTGTCGGTAGTGGCGGCTGATGCCAGTCAGTTCGGGGTCCTGGCCCCGCAGCGTCGGCGTCCCTGGGAGATCAAGACCGATGCCTGGACGATGCTCGTTCCGGGTCTGGCGGCCAGCACGGCAAGCCTGGGGCTGACCGGGGATATCGAGGGGCTGGTGGCGGCCTCGGGTGGGTCGTCCGGAGTCCTGATCCCCGCCACGGGGGACATCGAAGTCATCTTCCGCTTCACCTACGGCGGTTCGGCCGGGGCGCTCCTGACGCCGACCGGTGCCGCCACCGGCAGCTACCTGATCGGTTCCGGACCCTCCGCCGGGTCCCTGACCGCGCCGATCGGCAGTGTGGCCGCAACCTGCTTCCCGGCTGGCAATTCGGCCGCCAGTGTGCCGCAACCGGTGGCGGGTGCGAGCGTGGCCAACGTCGGGGCGATCGCCACCGGCGGCACGGGCGTCCTGGCCCTGGGTGGGAGCACGGTGGGACAGGTCAATTCAATCGTGCAGTTCAAGCAGGCCGCCTCCAATACCACCGGGCTGACCGTGGCCGGGCTGGCGGTTAACGTCGGGGACCTGATCGTGGTCGGCTACGTCGATGCCGAGTTCACCAATCTGGCCGTCACCGACAACTCCCCGGCCGGTAGCAACGTCTACACCTCCGCCAACAGCGGGATGTACAACGCGGCGACCGGTTTCTCCACGACCCTGTTCTGGGCCTATGCCAACGCAACCGCCACCCTCAGCCTGACGGTAGCCAACCGGACCTCCAGCTCTCCAGCGGTGTTCGTCGAGGTGGCGTCCGGTGCCGGGGCCATGGACAGCATCGTCTTCACCGATGAAACGACCGCCAGCTCCAGCCACAGCTCCGCCACCCTGACCCCCACCCAGGCCGGGGACATGGCCTTCAGCTTCTGCGGCCAGTGGGCCACCAGCGCCACGACTACCGACACCGCGTCGTTCACTACCGACAGCGACTACTACGGCAACGGCTTCAGCCATAAGACCCTCAGCAGCATCAGCCCGGTAGCTGACACCTACACCACCAACATCCCCTGCGTCATGACCAATATCCTGGTGGCGTTCAAGGCGACCCTCACGATCATCCCAGGCACCAGTGCCGGGTCCCTGGCCCTCACCGGGGCCAGCGTCGGGAAGCGCGGGGTCCGGGGCAGCTCGACCGGGACCCTCGCCCCGATCTCGGTCGGAGCCATCGGCTTGATCACCACCACCGGAAGCAGCGTCGGGGTGCTGAGCGGGCTCACCGGCACCGTCCTCGGCAGTCAGGCCAACACCGGCCATTCCGGTGGCACCCTGGGGGCCCTGGCCGGATCCGCTCAGGGCAGCCGGACCATCCAGTATTCCGGGAGCTACGCCTCCCTGTCGACCGCTTCCGTGACGGGCTCCGCCCTGCCCGGAGACCTGATCGTGGTCGGCCTGCTCTACTTCACCCTGGTGGGTCCGGCCGTGACCGACACCTTCGGCAACGTCTACACCCAGGTCGGCCCCGTGCAGAGCAACGGCAGCGCCTCGGTGGCCCTGTTCTGGGCGATCGCCAACAGCTCGACCACCGGCAGCTTCACCGCTACCGCTACCGCCACGACCGGCACCGGGCCCGGAATCGCCCTGGAAGTGGCTCACGGCCCATTCCCGGCGGCACCGGTCGACTCCTTCGCAACCTCCTCCGACGCCAGCACCACCACCAGCCACACCTCGGGGGTCGCCACCGTCTCCGAGGCCAACAACCTGGCGGTCAGCGTGTGGGGCTGCGCCGGGGCCGCCCCGGTGCTGAGCGAGACCGGGACCGGGTTCAGCCTGGGCACCCAGTCCGACGGCAACGGCATGGCCTACCGGGTCGGGCTTCCGGCCGGGACCGCACAGGAAGCGGTCACGGGTACCGTCGTCAGCAAGGAGGTCAGCATCCTGGCGGTGTTCAAGGGCCTGCCGGTCACGGTCACCGGAACGCCCACCGGGGGCTCCAGCGGGACCCTGGCCCTGGCTGCGTTCGGCTCAGGCACCTATACGGCGCCCTCCGGCGGCTCGGCGCTGACCGGGGTCACCTGGCTGCTGCAGCTGGGCCCGGGCAGCGCTCAATACGCCAGCAGCAAGACCGCTGCCGCCATCGCTGCCAACCCGACCATGGCCGGGACCCGGTTCTCCCTGGGCACCGAGAACATCTGCCAGACCACCGACCTGTCGCTGAGCACCTGGAGTTCCGACATTGCCAACGTCACCGGTTTCGCCAGTGCCCTGGACCTGGTGCTGATCCGGATCGTCACCGACCCGAGCGCGACCTGGAACATTCAGAGCACCACCGCCGTGCCTGACATGGACGCGGCGATCGCGGGCTTCGTCCAGGTCGCCGAAGCGGCCGGGACCAGCAGCTTCCTGTTCGACCCGGAGAACTACTCCACCAACTACCTGCTCAACAATTTCAGTGCCACCAGCTACAAGAACCCCATTCTGAACAGTCCGGCGATCTCCCGGGCCGCCATGTGCGCCCAGGTCCAGGCGTTCGGGCAGGCCTATGGCAACAGCCTCTGGAGCCGGATGCCGAACGCGACCCTGCACTGCTTCTTCGGGCCGACCATGGTGCTGGGCTACACCGGCCCTGGAATCAGTGGCATTCCGAGCAGCTTCACGGACTCCCAGTACTCCGGCAACAACGAGTACAACATGCTGCCCTACCTGTTCCTGGGCCTGCTCAGCGCCTGCCCCTCGACCGGCCACATCGTCGACTACATGGAGCACAGCTACTACGGCTTCGCCGGGCTGGAATCGCTGCAGCGGGAAATGACCGCGTCCCAGAACTGGGTGTCGATCTTCTTCCCCAGCCAGACCGCGCTGATCACCAAGTCGGCCACCGCCTGGGTGCCGGTGCCGATGATCTTCCCCAACCCGTTCTTCACCGCCAGCTACGGCAGCATCTACCCTGGCGCCTACTACCTGGCCAACGCCACCGACCGGCAGAACTTCTTCACCCGGAACCTGCTCTACTGCCTGCAGCAGTGCCCGGCGGGCTACCTCCCAGCCGCCTACGTCGAGGGCATCGATCCCTGGGGTGCCTACGGCGCGGTCTCGAACATGGACCCCTCCTGGCAGACCTGCTTCGCCAATGCACTGGCGGTGTACAATGGCAGCATCACCCTGGCCAGCCTGTTCAACGGCACCACCCTGAATGCGACCCTGGCCAGTGCCTTCTCCGGCAACTCCACCTGGGTCGCCGAGTGCCACTAGGAGAATCCCCATGCCCCAGGACAAGCTAGCCTTCGTTGGAGCCAAGAAGGGTGAGCTGACCCTGATGGTCGGCCCCAACGGGATCCACATGGGGATCGATCTGGCCATGCCCAATCTGGCGCCGTTCGTGATCCAGGCCCCGCTGGATGGCGAGGGTCCGCTGGAGCTGCTGTTCGTCGACCTGATCGAGAGCCTGACCGGACTGGTGCAGGGCTACCTGGAGGCGCAGGGGGTCGACACTGAGATCCTGGACGCGCTGACCCAGAACATCAAGGGCGCGGTCTCGGCGCTGGACCACCGCTACACCGAGCAGCGCTACAGCGAGAACGGCTCCGGGGTGCTGGACACGGTCAGGGATCTGGAAACAGAAACGCTATTTGAAGCTGAGTTCGACCTGCCCGAGGGGTTCCTGCAGCAGGCGCACACCAAGGTGGTGACCGCCAACGCCGCCATCGTCCGCCGCACCCCGCAGTTCCAGCCCAAGGCCGTCAAGACCGGCCCCCAGACCAGCATCCTGCAGCGGCCCACCCCGTCGCTGAAGAACATCATCCAGAAGTATCGCGGCCAGCAGAACAAGCCCCTGGCCGGGCCCCTCTACGTGATGGTCTACGACTCCACCGGGCGGCCGGTCGGGGTGCGCTCGATCAAGGGGCCGGGCTGGAGCGGGAACGGCGGTGGCGGGAAGGTGGCATCCGTGCAGCACACCAATGAGCGGTGCACCGCCTGTGGGGGCCACACCCGTTGCAAATGCATGACGTCCTCCCACCGGGCCGCCTATCCCCCGGACGGGAACGTGCCGGAGACCGAGGGCGTGTGCTGGGGCTGCCGGGAGAAGGCCAAGACCGCCAGCAGGGACACCATCGAGGTCAAGGGCTGGGGCATCACCCCCGACGAGGTGACGGTCTACGTGAACCCGTCCCGGGGAGAGCTGCAGACCCTGATCGGTGGGGAGGGTGCGCGGGCCCTGGTCTACCCCAAGCAGAACAAGGTCATCGCCTGGTCCGGACTGGACGCCATCCACGACCAGGTGGCCCAGGTCTACCCCCAGCTCCTCGGCCTCATCGGATCTCAGGGAATCCCCGTCCACATCTACCCGGGCCCGGAAGTGGTGGTCTCTGCCTGGTCGAAGCGCGGCCCCTGGTACCATAACCCCGAGACCGGCCCCGCCCTCATGAACTGCGGCGCCCTCCACATGGCCCTGGGCGGTCCCCTCAAGATGGTGGAGTATTTCGACGAGGATGTGGCTGGGGACTGGGAGAAAATGGAGCCTGCCTCTGCCTCTCTCCAGCCGATCAACGCCGGTTTGAAGACCTCAAGTGTGGGCAGTTTCCGGCGCCTGGTGGTGGCCCGGGATGCTGGCGCCATCGTGGGTGCCCTGGTGTTCGCCGACTACCCCCGGGACCGCCGGATCCTCAGCATGCAGGTCACCGCCCCAGGGACCGGCGTCGAAGCACGGATGCTGGCCTGCCTCGGCAGCGACAAGCCGGTCGTGGCCTCCGCCAAGACCTTCGAGAACGAAGGCCTTGAGGAGCTGGGCTTCAAGCCGGTCGGCAACCAGCTGGTCAAGGCCGCCGGGCCCGCCGCTGCCACCCTGCAGCCGGACACCGTGCTGCAGGTGTTTACCGGATGCTCGCCGGAGGACGCCACTCGGTACTGCGCCGAGGGAATTGACACCGAGCACGTCCCGAGCTACCGGCGCTACCCGCACACCGACCTCGGCCTGCCGGTGCACGGCCTGATCGTCACCTCGGACCCCCACGACGCCACCGGCCTCGGGCCGATCGTGCTGCAGCTCAAGGTGGCGGCCGACGCCCTGCACGACCTGCACCCCAGCCAGGAGGCCGACCTGGACGAGAGCAACCGGGAGCAGTTCCCGGATTCGTTCCGGCCCAGCCTGTCCTGGGTCCTGACTCAGGAGCGCCGGGCCTTGTTCATGGGGGCCGTCGCCCCGCAGGCGATCCAGGCGATCGAACGTATCAGGCGGTAGCACCGAAGCCGGGGCGACGCTCTAGCCAATCCAAGGGTGGAGCACATACCACATGCGCGAAGACCTGGCCTCACCCCGTCCAATCAAGCATGGCCACATCAAGGTCTATAGTGCCGATGATCCGGCCTACGTCCTGCTGGACCAGGACAATACCATCGTCGCCGGGGCCAGCAACCTGTTCGCCCGCCACTTGGCCCAGATGAACTGGCCTCAGATGACGGCGGGAGATGGCCCCTGCTGGGGGGTCTGGGGACTGGTGGTCGGCGCCGGAGCCTCGGCCTGGGCCAACAGCAGCTCCAGCACCCCGCCCCCCGCTGCCCTGGGCACGGAGACCGCACCCTACAATCCGGTCAAGCGCAAGCCGCTGATCTCGCCCGGCGGGGTGCTGTTCCTGAACCCTGACAGCTCGGTCTCAGCCGTCCCGACCACCCTGGTCCGGTTCCTCACCTCGTTCAACGCCACCACCGATGCCATCAATGTCCCCCTGATGGAGATGGGACTGCTGGGCGGAGGATTACAATCAGCTAATAGTGGGGCCGGGACCGACCCCCTGACCGCCGCGTTCTGGAACCCGACGACAAACAGCAGTGATAGTATGACCATGCTGAATTTCGCCACATTCGGTAGCTTCTACCTGCCCGCATCCATTGACATCGTGTTCCAGTGGGACTTGCAGATGTGAGGGCGGGTATCCTATGAAAATGTCCTCCCCCAGCGAACTCATGCTCGCCGCCGTTCAGCAGGGCCTCAACGCCAAGGCGGCCCAGCTGGCCGTGGCGGGTCCTCTGCGCCTGACTGCCGGAGCGGGCGCGACCCGGGCCGCCCGGGTGGCATCCCTGGGCCAGCGCTCCGTTCTGGTCGCGTTCCTGCACCGGACCTTCGCGGCGGAGGCCGTAGCGGAGTTCAAGCGAATCAAAGGCGAAGATCCCACGAACTGGGTCTCCCAGTCCGATCGCACCATCCCGACCGAGGTGGATGTCCTACGAGTCCGCCATCTGGCCCGGTTCTGGGTTTCGTTCGACGCCGACCGGGAGGACATCACCCAGCGCCTGCTCAGCATGGCCGACCTGCTGGCCCCGTTCCGGCCCACCGAGGCAGTCCGGGTGTTCCGGAACGAGAAGCTGCAGGGGGAGGACGGCTGGAAGGAGCAATACGACTTCGCCAGCGCCTGGAGCACGGACATCTACGACGCCAAGGTGTTCGGGGACGTCGACCGGCGCCTGGTCACCGCCATCGCCCAGCCGGAGGACATCCTGGTCAGCGTGCCGATGGTGGACATGTGGGCCCGGGTTTACGACCTGGGGATCGTGGACGCGGAGAAGGCTGACGAGGTCGTGATCATCCCCCAGCCCAGCTTCGAGAACGACCGGGAGGAGGTCCCGGATGACGAGACCCTGGCGAAGCTCAGGAAGGACCTATGGGAGCCCGTGGTTGACGCCTGGAGGGCCGAAGCCGGTGAGGTGCCCCCCAACGCCCTGGCAGAGGCCGCGAAGCTCGTAGACGGCTTGCAGGACCACCAGGTGCCCGAGTTGGAGGATAGGCTGAAGGATCTGCCCAAGGCGAAGGACAAGACCGCCTCCCACAATCTTACCGGCGAGTTCTGGATGGACCCGGCTGGTGAGATTGAGGAAGCGAGATGGGGCCATCAGGAGCACGCCGCAAACGTGCTGGGCTACTGGATCGGAGATCCCGCGCACGAGCAGGTCGCGGACTCGGTGGAGCCCGGGGGAGGAGCCATCACCCAGGGAGCCATGGACGACGTCGATTTCACTAAAACGCTGATGGATAAGGGGTGGTCACGCGTCGCCATCACCGACGGTGAGGCGGTCATTTGTGCCTGGAAAATCCCCAAGCTTCAGTTCGAGAAGTTCCAGGCGTTCCTGCAGGAGCAGAACCTGGTCCCCCGCACTCGGGTCTACTGCGAGGAGCGCGGAGATGCCAACCGTACAGCCGACCTTCCACTGGCCGACTTCCTGGCGACCAACAAGGTGACTGAGCTGTGGCACGGCAAGATGGCGAAGCTACTGCAGCCGAAGGCCGCCGCCCCTAAGATCCCCGACCTCCAGCCCATCATGCAGGAGTTCCTGACCGCCCTGGACCCCGAGGGGAAGTGCACACCCCCCAAGATCCGCTACGTCAGCAACTCCAGCAACACCCTGGGCCTGTGCCATACCAACTCGCTCAACCTCAACCAGGACATCGTCACCGGTGCCAACTCCGACATCACCCTGCAGAAAGGGCTGGCGGTGGACCTGAACCACCTGCGCAAGGTGGTGGCGCATGAGGTCTGCCATCACGTGGCAATCCACGTCATGGTGGTCGGCAAGCCGCTCAAGGAGGCGCAGGAGGCCCTGGCCGGGATCGGCGATGGCCACGGCACCTACTGGCAGGCCGAGGCCGAGAAGATCAACGCGCGCTACGGTGCGGGCTTCGTGACCCAGACCAGCGACATGAACCAGCTGGAGTGGGAGTCCCGCCCGGCCTACCTGTTCATCCTGCAGATCCCGAGCCACCCTCGGCCCGCCTACTGCTGGGCCCCCACGGTTTCCTCGAAGATCATCCTGAGGATGGATGACTACGTCCAGGAGAGCTTCGCCAAGGCCTACGTGGTGAAGACCACGAACCGGTTCCTGACCCAGCCGCACGCCAAGGGGCCCGAGTGGAGCAGCCCGGTCACCAAGCAGGAGACCGAGGCCCTGCAGGCGGCGATCGCCGGAGCGCAGGGAGCGGAGAACCTGTTCGCCAGCTTCCTGGCCGGGGACCGGAAGACCCGCAAGGCCCCGTCACGGCCGTGGACCCTGATCATGATCAACCCCAAGCGCGGCGCCACCGGTGAGCCCGCCGTGGTGAACGCCTGGGCCCTGGGCCGCAAGCTGAACGACCAGGAGATGGAGCAGCTGAAGCAGGTGCGGGAGGCAGGCATCGAGTTCCGGCGGGCGACGATGCCGGACGGTGACGAGCTGCGCGAGTCCCTGCCCAAGCTGAACCTGAACGACGTGATCTACAACCCGGGCCGGGTCAGCCCCGACGTGTACGAGGTGCAGACCTACCTGAAGTGGCTCTGGAACAACACGGTGGCTGGGCGGACCGCCAAGCTGCTGCAGCCGAAGGTGGCCCGGCCGATCCAGGTTCCAGAGGCTATGGTGCAGGAGATTCGCTCAAACCTGCTTACGGCACTGAGTGAAGTGGCCCGGTCCACCTCACCAGATCAGTGGAGCCGTTTGATGTCGTCTCCCCGCGTCGGGGTATCTGCCTCGGTGGATGCGTTTCCTTGCATACAGCGGACCGCGCCCGAGATCGCCAACAAGCTGGGACAAGACCCCCTGTACGTGATCCTTCGGCTCCGCAAGGCTGACCCATCGGACACACCGGGGCACTTCGACGCCTCGCGCCGTCAGATTGTTGTGAACGTGTTCGGGGACACCTCACGTGAAGAAGCGGTAAGCCTATCCCTCGCGGTAAAGAGCTACGTGATGGACAACCTGATCCACGAGTTTGCTCACATGTATCAGTGCGCATTCCAGGGACTAGAGGCATTCGGGGCGCACACCCCCTCCCCAACTGATCGCGACGAGGGAAAAGCGTATGGGGCCGAGATGGCCGACCTATTCGCCAGCGAACTCGAACAGAATCCTAAACTTACGCCGGAGGCATTCATCCATGGATACGACGGATTCTCAGAAATTGCCCAGCAACTCGGACCAAAGTCAGTTCGTTACGTCCTCCGAGACCTCGGGTACATCTACACCAAATTCCTCGGAGAGCACCCCGAAGTCGCAGACCTTCGCCGAAAGAATGTATTGGGCGCGGATCAAGATGTACACCGAGCACCCCGAATGGTGCAGGTGAGGGCCAAGCTGCTGCAGCCGAAGGTGGCGGCCGGATCTGGTGCCACCAACGCGGCCGGTGCCCCCATCCACCCAACCCCTGAAGGCATCGCCAACTTCTGGCGTTGGTTCGGGGCCAGCAAGACGGTCGACAGTACGGGCCAGCCCATGGTGTTCCACCACGGCACCCCCAAGGGTGGCTTCGACGCCTTCGACCCGAAAGCCTTGGGTAGCAACACCGGCTCCCCCAGCTCCAAGCTGGGCTTCTTCTTCACCCCGGACCTGGAGGCGGCCGCGACCTACGCCAACATGACCGACCCCACCGGCACCGCTCTGCGCCAAGCCGAGACCAAGATCCGGGAGGCGCTCTACGCCCAGGGCTTGACCGGCAAGATCTACACCGGCTACTCCGAAGGGACCTTGTTCATGGCCGGGGACTGGCGCCAGCGGTTGCCCAAGAACCCGACGGCAGATCAGGTCCGGGAAGCGGTCGTCGGCTCGATGCGGGATCGGCTCGAGGTCTACCAGCAGCTGGCGGGGCGCTACAAGGCCGACGTCGAGCGCAAGGCCAAGCCCAAGAAGTGGGAGCTGCAGGCGGTCCAGAAGGCGGAGCAGTCGGTCGCCGGTGGGGGCAAAACCATCGAGATCATCCAGCAGATCCTGAACACCATCCAGGACTTCACCCCCGACTGGGGCACCAGCGAGATCAAGGACGTCTACCTGCGGATGCTCAACCCGCTGGTCGAGGACCACCAGGGGCGTCGCCTCGGCCGGTCGTTCGCCGAGGTCATCGCCGACGCCAAGGAGGGCGGGCACGACGGCGCGGTCATCCTCAACACCGAGGACCCCAACCCCATGGACGTCTATGTCGTGTTCGAGCCGACCCAGATCAAGGGGGTCGAGAACTCAGGAAGCTTCGACCAGGGCGACGCGCGCTTGGTGGCCAGCCAGCAGCTACCATCAGAGGAAGAGGTCCCTGTGCGCAAACGAGCCAAGCTGCTACGGCCAAAGGTGGCCGACTACGCTGGGGAGTGGATGCGGGGCCGGTGTTTCGACATGGCGGTGGCTCTGCACCGAATCACCGGCCTCCCCATGTACGGCCTATTCGACGATGGCGACGGGTCACCCGCTGAGGGTGGGGACTGCCACCACGCCTTCGTTTATGACGCAGAGTCGGGGATGGGGATCGACGCCAGGGGGGAGGCGACCCTGGCTGATCTGAGCCGTGGATGTGCTGGAACCATTCCGCGCCCCATCGATCTCTCGGTGATCACGAAAGGGGTGGGACGCCCCCTGGACCCCGGCGAGGTATCAGAAGCGGCCCGATGGGCTCGGAAGCACCTACCCTACAACCTTATGCACAAGCGCAGCAAGTTGGCCCGGGGGTTCCGGGTCTACCTCGACCTGGACGACACCCTCGCGGCTTATTCAAAGGCGGCCAAGGAGGCCGGGGTCCCCCCCGACGAATGGCTCAACGTGCCCGGTGCCTTCCGCCACCTGGAGGTGCTGCCCGGGGCCAAGGAAGCGGTGGCCAAGCTGCAGCGCATGGCCCCGGGGGCCGTCTACATCCTGAGCAAGCCCGCTGATGACCGCTGGGAGGAATCCTGCCAGGAGAAGCGGGAATGGATGGCGGAGGAGTTCCCCAGCGTACCTCCTGGGCACGTCCAGCTGGTGAAGGACAAGGGGGCCGTGGGTAGGCCCCAGGACCTGCTGCTTGACGACCACACCTGGAACGGAGCCGATCGGTTCCCCGGGACCTTGATCCTATTTGCCGGACCCCAGAGTTGGGGTAAGCTGTTCAAAGAGGTCGAGTTGAGACAGAGGACATTTCCTGCGAGGTAGGACTAGGTGTCCAGGCGGTGAGGTCGTATCTAAGACACTTTGGGCTTATGCCCCCAAAGAAGCGTCGTCTGCCCCAGGCCGTGAACGAGTAGCCGCCCGCTATCATAGAGGTATGGACCATTACCCCGAGACCGAGGTCATCATCAGCCTATACCAGATCCGACATACCCCGATCGCTGAGATTGCGGCGGACTACGGTCTGACCACCGGCGCCGTCTACGCCCGGCTATGGCGTGCCGGGGCCATCACCCGGGGTCCTGAGGCGATGTACCGCACCGACGCCGAGATCGTGGCCGCGTTCCAGCAGCTCCGCTCCATGGATCATACGGCCCGGACCATGGGATGCAGCTTCTACGCCGTGCGGGATGCCCTGGGCCGGGCCGGGATCGATAGTCCCGGTCACGGTCACGAACGGGGTGAACGGGAGGCCCAAGTGCGCACCCTGATCGGCCTATCCCGGCGCTGTGATCTGCAGTGGCAGCACCTGGCCGCCCGGCTACGAATCCACCCCACCACCTTGTGGGTCTACCGCAAGCGACTGGAGCCGCCAGCATGAAACTGACCCCGTCCGTGAAGGCCGAAATGGTCTCCCGCTACCGCAAGCACCCCACCCAAGCCACCATCAAGAACCTGATCCGGTGGTCGCTCCGGACCCGGGCCGAGGTGGTCAGGGTCCTAGATCAGGCCGGGGCCTTGAAGCCCGACCCACCCCCGCCGGTCCGTTCCTTTCAGCGGCCGCCCCGCCCCCGGCCGACGGCGGCGATCGGTGCCCGGATCGCCCATATCCAGGATCTCCTGGGCCTGACCCTGACCCAGTTTGGCCGGTTGCTCCACCGTACCGAGGGGTCCACCTGCATCCTAGAGAAGGGCTACCACGCCAGGATCGGAGCGGAGGTGCTGGTCCGTCTGGCCCTGTTGGGGTTCCGGCCGATCTGGGTGCTGGAGGGCAGCGGGGATCGGCAGATGACCCCAGAGGCCAAGGAGTGGCCGAGCCCGAGCTGCTACCTGCCACTCCACCTCCTGCCGCTGGTGGCGGTGCCCCAGAATCCCACCCTACCGGTGCCGCCGTTCCGACCCCCCAGCTGGCGCCAGTGGCCCGTCAGTCAGCGCTACCAGGACCTATTGGACGGCAAGCTGGCCTGCCGGTTCTGTGGGGCCAAGATTCCTCCCTACGAGGGTAAAGGGCGAACCGTCCCCGACGTGTGTCATCGTCCCGGGTGCAGGACTCAGCTGCAGCGAGAGCACTACGCGCATAACTACGCGGCTGCCACCGTCCGCTTGGGCTTCGCCCCCTGCCGGGCCTGCTGGAAGAACCCGCTCCCCGAGAAGGGCACCCGCTGTCCTGAGTGCAAACAGAAGATCGCCCAGCGCTACCGCGCGGTGAAACAGAGTCGCCAGCAGCAGGGGCTCTGCCTGCGCTGCGATAACCCCTACAAGCACGGGGACTACCTCTGTCATATGCACCGGGAGGAAGCGCTCACCCTGTGGGAGACGACCATTGGCCAGCGGATCTGGAAGGCCATCGCCGCCCAGGCCCGGATGACCAAGGAGGAACGGGCCGCCTACTCCAAGGACTACCAGCACCGGCGCTACCTGCGGTTCAAACGGAAGGGCAAGTGCTACCGCTGCGGCTGCCCCAAGGACCCGGCGATCAACTGGCCCGCCTGCCCGCAGCACCACCAGGAGCAGAACTCGGGCAAGCGGTTTCGCTGGCGCCGGGCGCACCCGATCGTCGCAACTTCCCCCGCCAAGGTAGAGGGCGAAGATGACCGAGGCCGAAGTCATGAAGCTGGTCCAACGTGAAATCCTGTCCATCAAGGCCCGTGACGGTGTGCTACCCAAGACTCCGTACCTGTGGGCCGAGGTCTATGCCCGGCTGGCCACGTTGAAGCCGTGGGAAGGTCTGGTCAAGGGCGAGACGGTCGGCCGGGCCCTGCGCCCGCTGGTGGAGGCCGCGCTGCTGGGCCTGCCCGGGCCGGAAGAGCCGATGACCCCGCAGCACATGGCTCCGCTGCAGGCGGCCCAGGCCATGGGCACCAAGAAGCATAAGCACCTGCGCACGAAAGGAACCACAAATGCCCGCCAACTTCGTCCCGCCTCGTAAGGCGCCCGCGACCCCTGAGTTCGAGGCCTGGTTCACCGGGTCCAAGGTCGTCGACCCCTCCGGTGGACCGCTGATGGTGTTTCACGGCACCGCCCACGATTTCGACACGTTCGAGATGGCCAAGCAGAACAGCAACTACGGGGAATTCAGGTTCCCTGGCCGGGAGGGGTTCTTCTTCACCAGCGACCCGGACGAGGCGGAGGACGTGGCCCGCTGGTCGGAGATCCACAAGGGCCTGTCGGACAAGGGCGGGGCCGGGCCCAACGTCAAGCCGGTCTACCTGTCGATCAAGTACCCCTACGTGCGCAAGTCCGGCGGCCAGTGGACCCAGCTCTGGTACGACAGCAACTGGGAGGACCTGCAGGCCAAGTGCAAGAAGGCCGGGCACGACGGCATGATCATCGTCGGCACCGGGAAAGCCGCAGGGCGATCGATGTACGTGGCGTTCAGCCCCAACCAGATCAAGTCCGCCATCGGCAACAGCGGGGCATTCGATCCGGCTGATGCCCGGATGACCGCCTCGGCCAAGACTGCCGCGCCCATCAGCATAGCCCCAGGGCTGGTTGACGCGGTCACAAGCGAGTTGGCCCAAAAGCTGAAGGGGCTGGCTGCCGCCACATCGGGTGCGGCGTGGGACGGTGCAGTTGCCTCGAACAGCATGTGGGTCGACACCGATCTATCCAACTACGTTTTGGACGAAGCCCTAGCAGGTTTTTCGGGCTACGAGTTCAAGGTCTACCTAGGCGTGTCCAATGTGCCCTGTAGCACCCCGTCCGTTGCGGACGCAGGCACCTACGCGACCCCCCCGGGTATCATCATAAAGACGACCACCTTATCCCGCGAGGTGGCCAGTGCTCCCCCCGCGTTCCTACTGAAGGACCTGTGGTCCACTGTATCCCACGAATTGTCTCATGCAGCCCAGGCTCTCTACGAGGGAGCAGAGCACTACCAGGAAGCCAGCAATCGCAGGGGCCCCCTCCCCATGGCCCACCCCCTCGAGGTCAAAGCCTTAGCGACTGAACTATGCATGGACTTCAGGAAGTGGCTGCAGACTCGACCGCATCCAGAGACAGCCGATAAACCTGAGCGGGATACAACCATAGAGGAGTTCCTCAATGCCGATTGGCGATGGTCTGCCATCCGAGAACAAATGCCTGAAGCCGGAAGAAACAGAATTGTCCGAGACCTCGCCTGGGTCCTGGATAAATCCCAAGGGGGAGGTGGAGCCCCTATGGAGCCACGGACCCCGGTGGGATCTGATGGTGCCCTGCCCAACCCCCATAGGTCCTCGCTCCGTGCGCTACATGTCGCTGCCCGACGAACTGCCGGGGACGACCCCATCCGCCGCCGACTGACCGTCTCCGGCTTCCCGGTGGCAATCGAGTACCCGGCCGGGTCCACCAAGCTGGGCGAGGACGAGGAGGGCAAGGCCTGGGCCCGGGTCTACCTGCTCGACTACGGCTGCATCGAAGGCGGTCCCCTGGGGGGAGACGGGGAGACCATCGACGTCTACGTCGGGCCCAGTCACGACGCCCTGCAGGTGTTCGTGGTCAACCAGCTGAAGAAGGACGGCTCCTTCGACGAGACGAAGTGCATGCTCGGCTTCACCAGCCTGGAGGAGGCCAAGCGCGGCTACCTGATGCACTACCCGGCGGGCTGGGAGAACGACCGGCTCGGCTCGATCAAGACCATGGGCGTGGCCGAGTTCAGGACATGGTTGGGAGGAGACGGGGTGGCGAAGGCGGCGGCTGCGCCCGTCCAGGACCCCACCGAGTCCCCGGCCTTCAAGTCCTGGTTCAGCGACAGCAAGGTGGTCGACGCCAGCGGCCAGCCGGTCGTGGTCTACCACGGCACCGACAAGAAGTTCCGCTCGTTCAACCCCAAGCTGACCACCCAGGGCATCATCTGGTTCACCAACGACCGCTCAGCGATCGAGGCCGGTGAGGTCGGCGCCGCCGGGAAGGGCATCATCCTGGAGATGTTCGCCAAGATCTCGAACCCGGCGGGATGGAAGGAGTACGACCAGCTCATGCTGTGCGAGTTCAAGCACCGGGGCTACGACGGCGCCATCCTGCCGGAGAAGGACGGCACCTTCACCGGCTTCGTGTTCGACCCGGCCCAGCTCAAGTCGATCAAGAACAAGGGGACCTGGGATCCCGGGAACAAGGCCTTGATGGCCGCCGACAAGCAGGCCCTGCTCTACCAGCCCAAGCGGACCTACCGCGACTACACCCTGATCACCGTCGACGTGGCTGCGGTCGAGGCCAGCTACTCCCAGGACAGCAACTTCTATGTAGGGGCGGGGGGCTCGGGAGCGTCCATCGGCAACCGCTACTCCCAGTTCCAGCAGTGGCTGAAGGACAACCCGGACACCCCGATCGACGTCCCCATGATGGGCTTGACCCCGAGCGGCAGCATCATGTTCGGCGACGGCCGCCATCGGTGGGCGGTGCTGCGGGACTCCGGCGAGACCCGGGTCGCGGTGCTGGTCCCAAGCAGCGAGGTGAAGCGGTTCCAGGAGCAGTTCGGCGCCGAGGTGGTGAAGGGTCAGGTGGCCAAGACCGCCCGGGCCATCCCCCTGCCGTCCGGCGCGGTCGGCCAGATCCTCTCGATCCTGCTGGACACCATCCTGCACCATCCCCCCAAGGGCTACGAGCGGGCCCTGCTGGACGGCCCGGAGGCGAGCAAGGAGTGGCTCAACCCGGCCGGGCGCCACGTGCATGCCCACCCGGAGTGGTACGACAACGAACCGATCAAGCTGGAGCTGGTCTACGTGAAGTTCCCCAAGCGCAGCGTCGGCCGGTTCGTGGTCAAGGGCTCCCTGCATGATGAGGGGTCCGCTCCGCCGACCATCGTCGTCACCCTGGACCACCACTGCCTCTACATGGTCTGGGACGATGCCGACACCTACGCGCTGAGGAACGAGCTGCGCAGCGTGGTCTACCACGAGCTGACCCACCTCATGGACCCCCGGCGGCACGAATACAACACCGACCGGCCCAGCTACGCCAAGGGCGGCCTGGAATACTTCAACGCGCCCAACGAGGTGCGCGCCTTCCTGCAGATGATCATCAAGGAGGTGGAGGATCACCTGGGCGTCCAGCGCCTGCCGGACGTGCTGCCGATGGAGCAGCTGCTGATGCGCTCAGCCACCTGGAAGCGCTACAACCGGCACTGGAACCAGGACAACCGGCGCTACCTGATCCGCAACGTGGCCCTGGCGGTGGACGACTACCTGGTGCGCTGGGCTGAGCGGAAGCAGAAGCTGAAGGCCGCCCCGACTGCTCCCTGATTCCTAAGTGGAGATGGCCGCCGTGACCCAAGTAACCGCCCGCATTGAACACGACATCGACGACGGCAGCGGCCGGGTGGTCAAGATCGTCCTGGAAGGCCTCGCCGGGCCCAGCTTCGAGCTGTACGCCGAGCCGGTGCTGACAGGCGGCGGTCTGCGCGGGGAGCTGCACGTGATCGGCGAAGACGGCCGCAACCATGGCTCCAAGCCGTTCCTGGTCCAGGTGCCCCCGGGACCCTCCCCGCTGGCCACCGCCCAGGCGTTTGCCGAGCAGGCCTGGGCGGTGCTCGATCAGGAATACGTCGAGCTGATCTTCAGCGTCAAGCACAGCAAGATGCTTTCGACCCAGATCAACCAGCGGGTGCGGGCCCTGGTGCTGGAGAACAAGCTGCGCAAGCAGCAGGTGCTGGGGGACATTGTCGACGCCTTCGTCAAAACCCCGGAGCCGAAGTGGACCGGCTGGAAGAAAGGCTTCGTCGTCGCCAAGCTGGATTCCTGCGGTATTGTCGCCGACCAGCTGCAGGTCGACGGCCCCACGCTGGAGCAGTTCTACAGCATCGCCCAGCAGGCCATGCAGGGTGGGGTCAAGACCTTCGACGCTTTCGTTGCCAAGTTGCGCTCCGGCCTGGGCGATCAGTTCAATCCGTTCCTCAAGGCAGTCGGGGGGTTCACCGGACTGCACCCGATCTGGGACGCGGTGATCGAGCAGGACGAAGACGACCTGGTCAACAGCCTGGACGACATGCGCATCAGCCCCCGCCAGCCCTGGGCCAAGGAGGCACCCCGGGGGGTGGCGCGCGAGACGCCGCTGGAGAATCCCCATGGGGCCGACAAGCTGCAGCCCGGTCTTGAGCCCCTGTCACGGGATCCTGACGCTTTTGCCGCCAATGTCGCCCTACTGGAGAGCTACCCCAACTTCACCGGGATCACCGGCAAGGGCTCCGTGCAAGATCAGGCTGAAGCCATCATCGAGCTGATGAAGAACAACCTGATCTGGCTCTACAACTCCTGGGGCACCAATCTGCGCAAGCGGTCCAAGGCATGGTACGTCGGTGGTAACCGGCTGGTGCACCGCTGGTCGGCCAAGTTCGGCCTGAAGCCCCACCAGGTGGCCGGGTGTCTGGCCTCCCTGTCCCCCCAGAAGGACTGGTTCCAGAACGTATCCCTGGCTGAGCGGGTAATGACCGCCGTGTGCCAGCAGGCCGACCAGCCCTGGTCCCCCGCCATGACCGCCCTGCTCACCGGTCCGGCCAAGGGTAAGGACAACGTGTGGTCCAAGCCGTCCTCCGGCCGTCCCAGTCCGGTCGACCTGCTACCTGAGCTGGAGGGTAAGACTCTGCACCAGCTGCAGGCGGAGGGCAATCTCTACGGGATGGCCATCTGGGTCCGGGCGTGGGACGAAGCCACCAACCCGCACCAGTGCCGCCAGCTCACCCCGGAGGGGGAGTTCGGTGACTGGTACCTGAACAACGATGGCACCCCCACCGGACTGGCCTGGGGCGGCTTCGACACCATCTCCAAGGCGATCGGGTGCGTGGAGGCCACCAACAACAAGGTGATCTCCAGCATCCTCAGCCCTGAGGGGAAGACCGCCAATCACAAGGTGCGCAGCTTCTACAACAACCTGATCGCCCCTCTGTCCAGCGGCGGAGACGTGACGATTGACACCCATGCGGTGGCCGCAGCTTTGATCCGCCCCTTGGCCGGGACCAGTCGCGAGGTGCTGCACAACTTTGGCCAGAACTACATCCCGGTCAAGGGTCAGCCCGGAGAGCCGGGCCCGGTCAAGAGTTCCGTCCATGGTAACGCTGGCCTCTACGGGTTCTATGCTGAGGCCTACCGCAGGGCAGCCAATGAGCTGGGCGTCCAGCCCAGGGAGCTTCAGTCGATCACCTGGGAATCAGTCAGGGGACTCTTCAGGCCCGAGCAGAAAGATGCCAAACTGCAGTCACAGGTCGACCACGTCTGGTCCAAGTTCGCCAAGGGGAGCATCAATGCCGATACCGCCCGTAGTGCCATTGTCGATCACGCCGGGGGGATCCAGACCCCAAGCTGGGCTCAACCCCACACTGGAGGCGATGAAATCCCACGGGATTCCTCTTACCAGGGAGAACTACCTGCGGATGAACCATCCGGAGCTGAACCCGGACGAGCCACTGCCAGCCGAGCTGGAAGCGGAGCTGCCGCGCGAATTCCAGAACTGGCCCGGGGAAGAGTAACCGGGAGAACGGCCAAGCTGCTGCAGCCGAAGCTGGCGCACCCAGTGCCAGTCCCCCCAGAGCTGGTGGACACGCTGGCGCGAAGGTGCGAAGAGGCGGTTCGCATGGCCTACCGTAACAACCCTACCACTGGACCGGCGTCGACGCAGGTTTCTGTTGCCGACGTGATCCCCGAGTGGATTCCTGCCGCAGGGGTGCACATCCTATCTGTGCAGTGGAACCTGAGCAAGAGGGACACGGTGTCCGCCAGGGGTGGGGTGGGGCCGGAGGCGATGGCCCTGGACCTACACGGGGTGGACGTGCGATCCATGCTGAGCGGGTTTTCTCCGAGTCTGGTTCATGAAGTTAAAAACTTTTTTGCCCACGAGCTTTCCCACATGTTCCAGTGGGACCGTGCGGGGTATGACCAGATGAACGACAACCCTAGGCATAACGACCTGGGGCAGGATCGCTGCAACTACGAGGTCAAGGCCATTTCTACCGAGCTATGCGATTCTTATGGACGTGACCTGCAATCCGACCGAGAATTAACCGTTGAGGGGTTCATAGGCCGTGACCAAAGATGGAAGAACCTACAGCGGGGGATCACTGACCTGGAACGACGACGGATCCTACGTGATCTCTACACCGTCCAAGACAGTCACGGGGTCGAGCGAGTGCTCGGCAGAGCAAATGCAGCGCTATCTCGCTCAGGTGACCTGCCCCTACCCGAATCCCCTGCTCGCTCCGCCGGACGACGAGTAGCCAAGCTGCTGCAGCCGAAGACCGCCGAGCAGATCAAGGATGACACCTACTCCATGAGCCTGGGCGACGCGATCGATGAGCACGAGAAGCTGGTGCACGCGCTGGAAACCCCCAGCCACGTCGACGACGCCGAGGAGGCCAAGGAGCAGGGCGGCGAGCTGCAGGAGATGCTGGAGGCCCAGCGCAAGCAGGCATCAGGGTCGGTGACACTGTTTCATGGAACCAGTCCGGAAGCGGCATCCCGTATCCGAAAAAGAGGATTCAACACCCCGTGGGTATACCTGACCAACGACTATGAGGCGGCCCAGCGCTACGGCGAGGTTCCTGGGGTGAGCCCAGCCGAGGTCATGCGCATCCGGGTGCCAAGGGACGCGGTTCATATGGATTTTGACCTTGGTGACGCCAAGCTGCTCGACGTCGCCGGTGCTAACAGCTACCAGCGGGAGGAATGGGACATCGATGAGTGGCTGGAAAACCACGGGCAGTTTGCAGTCCCACGAGCTGTGGCGAATGCCTCTCTCGGATTTCCGTCAGGAGGCGCCCGACGTAAGCACGCCAAGCTGCTGCGGAAGAAGTCGGCCACACCCCAGCCGGGGCAGGTGGCTCAGCCCCAGGTCACTCTGAACACCGCCAACGAGGTGGTTGCCTGGGCCGGGAAGTTCCTGACCCTGTATACCGGCATGGCAGCGGTCGAGGCCTACCTGACCACCAGCACCGACGACCGGCTCTCCTTCTTGATGGGCCCCGACGGCGAGGGCGCCAGTGACGCGGTCGCTTTCACCGAAGGCTTCAATGGCCGGGTCAAGACTCAGCGGCTGGACCGGACCAAGCTGAACGGAGCGCTGATCGCCAAGTGGATCCTGACCAAGCTGGGCGGGGCGTTCCCCATGACCGCGCTGATCAGGATCACCACCCTGCCCAAGCTGGTCGGCATGAGCGCCCAGCAGATCGAAGCGGGTGCACTGGACAAGATGCTGAAGCCGTACCCTGACACCCTGTTCAAGCTGTGGCTGCTGCGCACCTGGGCCACCGAGAGCTACCTGCAGGTGGGCGACGAGGGCAGCTCCCGGATCTGCTACCAGATCGACAAGGAGCATGCCCTCAAGATCGCCATGAACCCGGCTGGGGTGGCCCAGAATCAAGTCGAGGAACATATCGCCCGCAACTTCAACGACCTGCCGATCGCCCAGGTGCTGTTCGCCACCCAGGGCAGCCTGGCGCTGGTGGTGGACTACGCCCACGCGCTAGTGCCCGCTGACTTCCGGCGCGACTTCGGGCTTGATTTCGGCACCTTCTGCTCCCGAATCACCCAGCTCACCCATGCCAAGACCCCGGCTGACCGGCAGGTGGTGATCGACGACCTACCGCCGGGGACCCGCAAACTGGTCCGCAGCCTGCAGCAGCATGAACTGTCCCCGGACGACCTGAAGCGGCCCGAGCAGTGGGGCGATGTCAAGCAGCATGCGGTGATCATCGACTATGGGCTGACCCACAAGGTGTGGGATGACCACTACAACTTCGCCAAGCTGAAGGCCAAGCAGGTCGCCGATAAGGACAAGCGGCTGCCCCCCACCCAGGCGGAGCGG